CCGAGCCGTTTGAGGCGGGTGTTTTTTTCAGGCCTCTGGCCCTTTCCCCGTAATCACCACCCGAATCTCCCCATCCGGCCTGACGATCTCGTCTCGTTTCAGGAATGGATGTGTCCGGAAGTGGCAGTCATCGATCTTCAGTGCGTCCGCCAGCCCATCACGGCCAGACTTGAAAGCTGCAATAATGTTGTCGTCGTCCCGGGCCCGCCGATTGGGCGGATGGAAGTCCAGGAACACATGAATCTCACCGCCGGCCTCGACCAGCTCCCGCAGGGGCGTCAGATCCCACTTGCCCGCCTGGATGGTCTCCAGCGAAATCATCTTGCAGGTGTACCGGTACACTTCCGCAGCGCGGGCTTTCTTGGCCCAGTGCCCTCTGGAGTTCGGGCTTAGGGCCTTGTGCGGCCAGGGAAGTATGATTTCGAGTTTCTCTGGCATTGCCTGCTCCGTCTCCGTAATTCAAAAACTGTCTTAACGTGACATGTCACGTTTTCTCGTAGTGACTCCGGGCATTCCGCCAGCCTGGCCTTTCTCTCTTCCCGACCGGCGCCGGCGGCAACGTATGCGTTCCACTCGCCGAGTGACTCCATGACTCTCCTCAGCTTTTGTGTGGTAGCAGGCGAGGGAGTCGAACCCTCCGATATCCGGGTTATGAGCCCAGCGAGACACCGTTTCTCCATGCCTGCATAGCTGGCGGGTTATCCGGTACCACCGCCGTATGCCTTTTGAAGGGAGGCTACCCAGACCCCCTACCGGTAGGAGCCACAAGTTCGCAATGTCATTGCGGTTGATGCGTCGGCCGGGAACCTCCCAACCCCTTACACATCTGTGGAATGCCCTCGCTTGGCGGACCCGCTTTCAACGGCAAGGACACTCCCAGATGCGTCCCGGTTACCCTCGTCCGGGGACACGTCAACCACCTACCAACGGTGATACTTTTGTGCCGGGTGCCCTGGGCACCATCCCCAGGGTGGAGCCGTGGCGCCGGTGGCTCGACGCACGACGTTCTATGGCCCTACATTCCTGCCGCAGCTCACACGGGCAGTTCAGATTCCGCCGAAGCGGGCGGGCTCTCTCGGGCGGTATCCGTATCCGAGGAGGGCTCTACCTGACTCGCAGGCCTGGGGAGACCTACCAAGTCACCTTGGTCATGGGAGCAGAGCCCTCCCGGATACGGCCTGCCTTTCCAGGCTGTCAGCGCGATCAACTGGGGCGGTGGTGGGTTACCTTTGCCTCGCGCTGCTGGCGTTCTATCGCCGGGACCCTGTCCCCGGCTGCAATGTCGGCACCTTGGCTTTCGCCTGGCCAGCTTTACCGGCTGCTTCTGATAGCGCTGCAGCTCGCGCTCGCATCAAACCCTGTACAGATATCCACCCGTAGTCAGACGGGTATTCCGCCGGCTTGCGAGTGGTTTAATGGAAACCATCAGGCGGCCTCTCCAGATCGTTCCGCCGGCAACCCGTCAGTAGGATTCGGGTAGATGTCCGGGCGGAGCTCGTGAGGAGTGACCTGCCAGTCAGACCCTTCACAAATGGACAGCGCTCGCTTCGGCGAAATGGGGCGGATCCCATGAACCATTTGGTAAAGGTATGCAGGGGCCACACCGATATGCTTTGCGAAATCGGAGCGGCCGCCCGGAGGCAATTGATTTAGGAAAGTTGAGAGTTTCATGAACGGAAATGTAGCTTTTGCTATATCTAACGTCAATAGCCAATGCGATATTAGCAGCCGCTATACTCGCCCTATGAATAGACGAGAAGCGCTGAAGCGCTTGATTGACGAAAGATTCGAAGGGAAGCAGGCCGACTTCGCCAGAGCGATAAATAGGTCTCCGTCTCTCGTTTGGCAGTGCCTCAGCGGTCACCGGAATATAGGAGAGAAGCTCGCACGTGAGATTGAGAGCAAGCTTCGACTCAAAAAAGGGTGGCTCGACACCGATTCGAACAACTTCGATCCTTCCGGAAAACCGCCTGAACCTGTTTCCGATAATCCGCCAGCAAAGGTTCCGCCTGAATTTTCCGCACTTTTATCAAAGGCCACGCCTCGGTCTTACAAGCAGCTGATGCAGATCGCCGAAGCTGCAGCGGATGGGCGCCTGACTGACGCTGATATCAATCTACTCACCCAGATCGCCAATAGGATCGCAGCAAAGGAGTAAGGCTATGCAGCCTATTGGGTTTGCGACCCTGTATACCGAGCCACGCCGTCTTGAAGGGCTGGATAATGTCTCAGAGGTATGGGTTGCCGACGCCCTCACACACGAGGGTGACCTGCGCCTGTACGTCAAGAAAACCACCAAAGAGGAGATCCTGGCGGAATGTCTGGCGTCCCTGCTGGCGGCAGAGCTGGGATTGCCAGTCAGCAGAGCTTTTATAGTTCAGGATCCGGGCGATCTGCTTGGCGGCGGTTATTTCGCGGGAAGTGAGGACGCAGGCGCACCTTCCATCAAACAGTGGCTGAATCGCCACGACCCCGTTGTCGTCCAAATGCTTTCCAACTGGGACAAACTGCATGAAGTAGCGTTATTCGACGAGTGGATAGCCAACCCGGACAGGCATGGTGGCAATCTATTGTGGGGCGGGGAGGATAACTGGGTGCTGATTGATCACGCCCTATCCCTCTGGTCGACACTCAGGAAGCCAGACGCAGATCTACCATGCGAGAATATCCTGGCTGGCTGCATCAGAGAATGGGAGGGCGATTTAGGCCCGGCGAGAATGCACAGAAATAGCGGCCCGTTCGCGGCCAGGTGCAGGCAGATAGATCCGGAAGAGATCCAAATTGCCTCTCAAAGTGAACATATTGGAATGTATGAGCGGTGCCGGGATACGCTATCATCATTGGAAAAGCGACTTTCCAAGATGCCGGCATTGCTTGCCAGGCACGGTAACCAACTGGGTCTTCTACCATGACTGCCAAAAGCTCTCCATTTCCAGAGCTACCACAATACAAGGCCGAAGGTATGGCCGTATTCATGGAGCCTATAGCTGGCTCCGTAGAACGATTGTGCGTGGCAGTGGCAGCGCAAGGAGTAGATCGCGCCTATCAGGTCGTTCCGGTTATACGCGAATCCACAGCCAAGTGTATGCTAGGCCATGCGGGGCCGGGCTTTCTGGAGATGGTTAACCTGGTTATTAATAGCCTGACCTGCCATCTGGAAACCGGAGCGCCAATGAAGACATGGCGGCCTCCGATGACTGGAGTTTATCCCGGCGAAGCTAGGCCCGGGCAGGTTGAAGACCTGACCATGATGCTTCGCACAACGGCAAGGAATAGCGCCTTTCTCAGCCGGATGGCAGACTTTACCGCCGATGACGATGTCGAGGTTACGGTTTCCGATCGCTGGCTGACCCAGGTGAAAGAGGCCATGGCGGAAGAGCACCCAGAGCTGGTGCGTAACTTCAGCAGGAAGTTGCAGCTGTACACCGGTGGATCCCCCACGACCTTCGACTACGTGGGCGGCAACTACGTGGCCCAGCTTTCGCGGATTGTGCCAGGCAATGGTCTGTCCACATACAATCGAATCGCCAAGTCAAAAATGTGGGAGCTCATCTCTCTGAGAGACAAGGGGCATACCGGGCTGTTCCAGGTCGAGAACTTCGAGCTGATCCTGTATCGGCCGGGCAAGAACGATCCCAGCTTCAGCGAAAGCGACATCAATCGAGTTTACGAAGTATTTCATGAGCTCGAGGAAGAAGCTGATCAGCAGGAGCTGCGAGTGCACGGAGTGCAAAGCCCGGAAGGTGCGGTGCGGCACATCCTCAATGGCGAAGCGGCCTGACCAAGCTTCCATCTCCCGACTCTTCGTAAGCGAAAGGCTGTCAGGGCGCCAACGTTCCGCGCCCTGCTGCAATCACGGATAGGCTCCCCCTTTCGGTAAGGCATCTCAGATTTCCTGCAAGCTTTCTTATTCTCGTAATCCGTCGCGAAAACATTAACTCACCTTCCAAATAGATCTGCAGCGATTATCTAGGGCTTTATGACGCGCCATTTTCCGGGCTCAGAAAACGGTTAATAAAAAATATAGCAAAAGCTGTTGACCAATAAATATAGCTGTTGCTATTGTTTGCCCATAACGTTGATCAGGGAGACAACAAAATGGGTCGCAGACAGAAACCAACTTACCCCCGAATGGAAGTAGAGCTGGCGGACGCCACGCTGCTGCCACCTCGCCGTGCCGAAGTCGTCGTTCTGGCGGCCCGCTCAATGAGCACAAAGGCCATTGCCCGCAAGCTAGGCATTTCTCCAGCCACTGTTGAGTGGCACCTGGATGAAGCCAAGGACCAGTTCCACGCCCTGACTCGGCTGGATCTGGTTTCCCAGGGCTGGATGCAGGGCCTGTTCCGGGCCCGGATGCTTGCCTGGATGCTTGTTGCTTTCTCAGCGCTGCCGGCAATGCGCAGCCGACCCACACCAATGACCGGTACACGTCCGCCAGCCGTGCGCAGCGTGATTGGCCGTACCGCGATCCGCGAATTCCGTGCTTAACCAGGAGACCACCATGGCAACGCTGACTATCGAACTTCCGGAAAAGGTTACCCAGGGCCAAATGATGGAGGCGCTGGCCTCGCTCGGCTGTGAGCTCCGGCTTTCCAGCGATGGCAGGAACTACAAGGCCGTGCCGCGTGAGCAGAGCAACGTGGTCCGGATGCCGGCGAGGGTCCGGGAGGTCCGCCAGCCGGGGCCAGGTGTCGCGTGAACATGGACGGGGTGGCTCCGGAGCCGTTCGCAGTGGCTGCCGCCGCGATCGCGATCTGGGTGCTGGCCCTGATTATCGAAACGACCAAAGCAAGAGGAAAAAAGGATGTTGATTCTGACAAGGCGCACCGGAGAGACGATCGTCATCGAGACCCCGAGCGGGGAAGTGGTGGAGGTCACCGTTCTGGGGAACAACGGCCCGCAAATTCGCATGGGCGTTACCGCGCCAAAGCACACAAGCATTGACCGTGAAGAAATCTACAAGCGGAAGAAGGCGGAGGCCAGTCATGGCTGAGTGCTATGCCCACGAGGTGTTCGGGAATCTGTCCTGCTTTGCAGGAACCCCGGACCAGGTGAAATCGGCACTGGCTAACCAGGTAGGTGACGACATGGTCGACTGGGGCAGGGTGGTACCGCTCCAGGTGGAGACAGCCAAGTCCCGACACGCTGACGAGCTCTACCAGGTGCTCCGGGATCTCACCTCAATGGCAAAGCTAGGTGTTCCGATTTCATGCATCAACACATACCTGGCAGCGATCCGGAACGCGGAACAGCTGCTGGAGAAAGTCGACAACGAATCCACGGAGGATTCCATCCATGAAAAACAAACTGACTGACCTGAATAACCATCTTTTTGCCCAGCTCGAGCGGCTGAATGACGAAAGCTTGAAGGGCCAGCTCCTCGAGGAGGAGATAGAGCGCAGCAAGGCTATTACTGGCGTGAGCAAAGAGGTCGTCTCGAACGCCAGGCTGGTCCTGGATGCTGAGCGCTACAAGCGCGAGCACGGCATGACCAACGGTCCAAAGATGTTGGAGTGAGTCATGGCCACCTGGAATGCGCAACGGGATGAATGGCTGCGATCGCTATACCCCGAGACCAATAACAGGACGATCGCCAAAGTGATGGGCTGCTCCTATAGCGCCATCAAGAATCGGGCGCAGACGTTGGGTCTGAAAAAGTCTCCGGAATATCTGCAGCGGGAGAAACCAGGCTGCTTTCGGTCAGGCCAGACCAGCTGGAACAAGGGCCTCAGCTATCAACCAGGTGGCCGCTGCCAAGAGAACCAGTTCAAGCCCGGGCAAAAACCGCAAACGACAGTGCCGGTTGGCACCGAGTCGGTCGACAAGGATGGCTATCTGAAGCGGAAGGTTCGTGATGATGCGCCTTCAGGAATGAGCCGGAAGAACTGGAAGTTTGTTCACGTCCTGAAGTGGGAGGAGTACCACGGCCGTCCGGTACCGCCAAAGCACATTGTCCGATTGAGGGACGGTGATAAGCGGAACTTTTCCAGGGAGAACCTGGTGCTGGTGAGCATGGCTGAGAACGCGATCCTGAATAAGTTCTTCGCCATGGAGAACCCGCCAGAAGGGAGCTTCGATGTGCTCCACAACCTGGCCAAGATCAAGTTGGCAGCGAACAAACGGAAACGGGAGCTGACATGTTGATTGCAAGTTACGAGCAATGGCGCGAAGCGAAGAAGCAGGTCCTCGAGGAAGAAAACCCGGAGATCGATTGCGAAGAATGCGGGGGCCTTGGGGAAATCTACGAGCGTTGTCACTGCTGCGGTGGCGAAAAAGAGGAGGAGTGCGACCTCTGTGATGGTCGCGGGACCATTCGCTATCTCGACTCCTCAAAGCCACGGCCGGGTAATGATCTGGTGGGTCAAAGAGTTTACTTCCAGGAAGTGATCGCAGATCTCAAGACCTGGTGCACCTACACCAAGCAGGACTTTCTCCAGGTGGCCGGCGGGTTCGTTAGCGAATTCAGAAAGCAACACGGAATCAGGGGGCGTCACGGAATCACCAGGTATAAAGGGCGGGCCTAATGGACGGAAATACAGCCAGAACCATCCTCAGTCTGAACGATCAGCGGGACAAGGCAGAGGCCAGCAAGCGGGAAGCGCTCCTGCAGCTGGCCGAAATGAAGCACGAGCTCCAGATTCTCAGGCACATGAAGCGGGAGATCTTGGTCTGCCTGCTCGATCGACGGCTGCCCCATTACCAGCGTGACGGATCATCACCCAGCTGCCACCACACAGTCAGCCGAATAGCGAGGATTGTACGCAGTGCACACGCAGGTAACTGATCTGAGCCACGAGGATCGCGCTGAGGCGATTATCGAACTCATCGAGAGCACCGGCATGGCCTATGCCCATTCCAGCGGCTGTGTGGTGCTGAAGGACGGAACATGGCTCCAGCCTGAGCAGTGGCAAGTGTGGGTGGAGCATCTGAAGAATGAGGAGAGGGAAGCATGCTGACACAAGAGCAACGCGATGAGGCGGTCAAGCTCCTGGGCACGTCCGCAGACGACTGTGAGCAGAACATCATGCGCAGTGTCGAGATCAACCCGTATTCGGGACTGATGACCGTGGCCAGCACTCTGGTACATGCCAACCAGACAAATCGGCTGAACAAGTCTCACCGCCAGGCGTTGATGAAGGCCGGCAGGAAAGCTTTAAAGGATCTGGGAGATATTTGATGGGACAGAAAACTGGAATTGAGTGGACCGAATCCACCTGGAACCCGATACGTGGCTGCTCCCGTGTCAGCGAAGGCTGTCGGAACTGCTATGCGGAAACCGTTGCCAATCGATTCAAGGGCCCCGGTGAACCCTATGAGGGTCTGATCGCCAAGGGCGACCAGTGGAATGGCGAGGTGAAAATGATCGAGCACAAGCTGGATGAGCCCTGCCGGTGGAGCAAGCCGCGGATGATCTTCGTGAACAGCATGAGTGACCTGTTTCATCCCTCAGTTCCGTTTGAAACCATTGCGGCCGTTTTCGGAATCATGGCCGCCGCCTCGTGGCATACCTTCCAGGTGCTCACCAAACGCCCGGAACGTGCTTCTCAATTCTTCTCCTGGTTGGAGGCTCACCCGGAGCGGTCCAACTTCGATACACAGAAGCTTCAAAGCACCTACCCGGGCGCAGCGTGGCAGCCGTTCCTATTGGCTCAAGCTGCGGCCGACATTTTACCAAGTGAGGGTGCTGGCCTGAGAGTCGATCTAAAAGGCAAATGGCCTCTCCCCAATCTCTGGCTTGGCGTTAGCGTGGAGGATCAGGAAACCGCAGACGAGCGCGTTCCTTTGTTGCTGAATGCCCCAGCTGCTGTTAGGTGGATCTCTGCAGAGCCGTTGCTTGGCGCGGTCGATCTCACACGGATCAATGGTTGTCCTACTGACGATCGATATATGGATAGCGGTTGTGTCGATGCCCTCCGCTGCACGCACCCGTCGAGAGTTGATTGGGTAGTTGTTGGAGGCGAGTCCGGTCCAGGGGCCAGGCCAATGCACCCTGAATGGGCTCGCGGCCTTCGCGATCAGTGCAAATTGGCGGGTGTGCCATTCCTTTTTAAGCAGTGGGGCGAGTTTGCCCCCTCTCCTGACGGTGGCTTGCCCGATGATCTGCCAGAGTCGGCCGGTCATTACTTTGATGAGCCACACCCTCCAGGAAAGACCTGGCGATTTGGAAAGAAGCGTTCCGGGAGACTTCTGGATGGCCGCAAATGGGATGAGTATCCGGAGGGTTGATTGATGGCCATGACAGCAACAGAGCGAAAGCGCCGCCAGCGTGAAAGGGAAAAGCACCTGGACATCAAGCCCTTCACGATGCAGTTGGCTGCCAACGAGAGAGCAGCGATCGAAGAGGCGGCAAACCTCCGAGAGTTCGAAGATCAGACTGAGTACATCCTCGCGCTGGTTTATAAGGATCGTGACATGTCACGAAAAGAAAATGTGTGTAGCTATCCCGAATGCCGGTGCCCGTTTGATATGGGACCAGATGGTAAATGCCTGGCTGGGAAGCCGAGAGCGGAGGAGGTCGACAATGGCGCTGCCATATGAAAAGGCCACCAGCGGTGACAAAGCCCTGGGCGAGATCCAGAAGATCCTGCGCGGGTTCGGCTGCCAGAAGTTCGGAAGCATGGTGGACGACCAGGAACAGAGCCTGACGGTCCAGTTCCAGTACCGCGGAAAGATGGTGAGCGTGAAGGCCAGTTTTGCCGGATACGCACAGGCCTGGCTGCGAGAGCACCCCCACACCAGTCGGATGCACAAAACGAAGCAGGAGCATGAACGCCAGGCATATGACAAGGCCAGCATCGCTGTCTATTCGATTCTGCGGGACTGGATCAAAGGGCAGGTGACGGCCATTGAAACCGGGATCCTGTCTTTTGAGGGCGCGTTCCTTGGCCAGATGATGCTGGAGCACGGCGAGACGGTTCTGGATTACGCGCAGCGCCAGAGGCTTTTGCCGGAGCCGGGAGGTGAGAAGTGAGTCATGAACCTTCAGACGCAAGCCACTATCGCCCTCGCTTTGCTAACCCAGCGGGCCGGATCAGTGAGCTGGAAAACATGCTGGAATTTGCCAAAGAGGAAATCGAGAACTTCCGGGGCAAGTGGATCAAAGAGCTCCGTCGCGCCGAGCGTTATCACGTTTTGCTTGAAGAGGTTTTCACAAGCTTCCCGCCTGTCCGGGACAGAGAGCAATGTGATTTGCTGAAGCGAATAAGCAGGGAAATTGGAGGCGAGCAGTGAACCAGGCTGAACTGTTCCCGGTAGATCCGCCAGCGCCGGCCTTTGAACATGGCGGATACGTGCCGCCAGCGACTCAAACCTATCGAGGTCAGGAGTTTCCTGGCAGATACAGATCTGGCCACGGAATGATAACGCGGAATTCGCCGACGTTGTTTTGGCTGATGGATCGCGTGATGGAGGTTCTGAAAGGCGGATCGGTTCACTGGTACGACATGAGCAAGGCCGTCGGCTTACCGATTGAGACCTACACGCTGTCCTGGCATCTGAGCCTGATGGTCAGTCGGGGGCTTATCCATGCTGAGGAGGTTTATCTCGGCGGAAAAAGGCCAGGGGATAAGGACTATGCCGGCTTTCAGTATCAATATTCACTGCCAGAAGAGGTGGATCAATGACCGAGGTGAAGCGTCGCAAAAGAGCCCCGGAAGTGACCCCGGAATTGATGACCGCTCAGCAGGCCGCGGACTTCTGCGGCATGGGCCGAACCACGCTGTTCAAGCTGATCAGTGAAGGGCTTTTCCCGGACGGTCGTCAGATGCCGTGGGGTAAGCGCTGGCATCGGGATGTCCTTCGGCAATGGCTCGACGCACAATGGCAGGCAGCGGAGGCACCGAAGGACGAGAAGGACGAGAAGTCGCGGGATGCAGCCTGAGCGTGTCTACCAGGTCCGCCCACCACTGCAGCATTATCCGGCGCTGTTCCAGGTATTGAGCATGGTTGTAGGAGGCCCGCACTTTGTTGCCCGGGGAGTGGGCCAGCTGGCGCTCAATCCAGTCAGCATCAAAACCGTAGGTGTTCAGGAGAGTGGAGGCGGTCGTCCGGAATGCGTGGCCGCTGAACAAGCCGCTGTATCCCAACCTATCCAGTACGCGGTTGATCGTCGTCGCTGACATGGGCTCTGTCGGCTGGCGAAGGTTCGGGAAACAGTAGAGCCGATTACCTGTCAATCCCTGCAGTTCCCGCATGAGCTCCACCGCCTGGGTGGACAGCGGAACGACATGCGTCACACCCCGCTTCATATTCTCACCTGGTATCGTCCAGGTTGGCTCCGCTGATTCCAGATCGAACTGTTCCCACTGGGCCTTCCGAATCTCCACGGTCCGGACCATAGTGAGGGCAAGCATCCGGATCGCTATCTCCGTAATCCGGTACGCGATCGCATCCTCTTTCGGCCAGATAGCCCGACAAAGCTTCCCGAATTCGTCCAGGTTGTAGGACGGCTTGTGTTTCGGTTTTGGCTTCTTGATGGCTCCTCGGAGTGGTGCGGTTGGATCATTGTCCGCCCGCAATGTTGCGATCGCGTGCCGGTAGATGGCCGCCAGCCACTGCTTCAGGTTCACGGCAATCGTCGGGGCCCGCTTCTCCACCTTCTGCAGCTCGGCCAATATTTGGGCCGGAGTGATATCACGGATGCCCTTGTGACCCAGGGTAGGCCAGATATCGGCCTCGAGCATACGCACCACCTGGAGGTGATAGTAGGGGCTCCACTCAGATTTGTTCTTGGCGATCCATTCCTTGCCGACTTCTTCCAGGGTATTCGCCTGCTGAGCCTGCTTCTCCGCCAGCTCTCGGCGCTTCACGTCGGCAGGGGCTTCGCCATTGGCAACGCACTTCTTGGCCCAGTCACGAGTTGCCCGGGCTTCTGAGATCGTAATGGTGGGGTATTCGCCGACTGTGAACATGCCGGCCTTACCATGCAGCCGGTACCGATACCGCCAGAACTTCGAGCCACTGGGACGGATCTCGAGGGCGAGGCCTCCAGAGTCAGCGATGCGATAAGTCTTGTCCTGGGCTTTCGCCTTTCTGGCCTTGGTATCAGTGATCATAGGCAGCTTCTGTGAGTAACGGGCAAGCGTTACTCACAATGTTACTCACAGTGAGCGTGGCTTGCCAAAAATTCAGTTGAACTCATATGAACGCAAGCTGAAAGAAAACAACCGCTTAACGGAAACCCGCGAACCCATTTGAACAGCCATGGACCCCGTACTGATTATCGATCATCAGCAGCATAGCGGCTTTAACCTCCCGTTATAACGGTAAAAAGTGTCGCCATGCTGTCGAGGTTACTCACAATGTTACTCACAGTGGCTTTCGCTTGAACGTGTGCGTTTAGAGGCGAACGATTATTGCAGCCGGCAGGCGGCGGTACAATACTCAGATACTTGGGGTGCGCATCGACGTTTTGATTGGAGGGGGCTATTAAGTGCCAGGCAACAATGGCAGATCGTGAACTTGGTCCTTCCTAAATTCTATCACTCCCAGAGCGCACTCACTGAGTTTCTGCTGGCTTCTCCTCAAACGCTGAGAAGGACAGCTGCCGGCCGCTTGAGTTACTTGCAAGTGAGTCGAAAACTGACGGAGAGAAGAGAGAGCAGCTTATTATTTCGCGCCTCGGAATTACAACTCGGAAATAGTTGAGTTTACTGAAATCTGGATTCTCTCCAAACAAACCTTCTTCTTCGTAAAGCCCTTCATAACTTCGGTTTATTTTCAGTTCGAGGTCTTCTGACTGGCGATATCCGCTATAAAACGGAACCAACGCTATCGAGTCGATCTGGCTGTCTTCGACGAACACGTCGAAAATGATTCCAATGTAGCACTTTCTGGAGTCCAGAGTTATGGAGACAAACTCGAGCTCTAGAGCTCCCTGCAGGAAGAGGCTTTCCATCTCATCAGCTTTGCAAATGGCTGCGAGCTTTTGAAGTCGTCTAACAGGATCTTTGTACTCTGAGCGCTCGCGTATCCCAAACAGGCTGGACAGGCCAAGTGCTATAAGCGCAATGCAGAGCTCTGCTTTGGATATTGAGTTGGAGCTATATTCGTTTATCTTGGAGCTAAGGGTTGCTAGGTCGAACCCAAACTTACTGAGTACGATCGAAGGCAAATCAAATGCGTCGAGAAAAACTGTAAATAGAACCGCGCCCAGAACAGCGAAGAATCCGTGCTTTGCTACTTCAAAGTAGGAGTCCCAGCCAGTTGCTCTTTTTTGTCTATACCGAGCTGGTATGTGGAGAGAGGTGTAGATATAACCACAAACTAGTACGAAAGCGACATATAAAACACCCATGCCGCACTATGCGCTGCTATTTTTCAGCTTGTGCTGTCGCAGCGTATTCAGGCGATTCTTGAGAACGCGCTTAACCTGATCACTCTCAAAGTTCACTTGCACGTTTCCGTCGTCGTCTACTTTGTGTGACTCGGCTGAAATCTCGAGGGTATTCTGGAACGAATAGTCAGCCTCTGCAGCCACTCTACGCCTGCTAAGTGCATCTCTCAGCTCCAAAATTCTTAAGTCCATACAAATCACCCAACCGCGAAAGTGAGGAGGAAGTCTTTCTGATATATAACGCTAGCCCAATGCAATAGCATTGTCTGTAAGATATATCTCACAAAGCAATGGGCCTTTTGGCCAGCCCATAGGATGTTTTTCTGCGCAGTGGCATCAGAGAGAAAGCTGAAAACTGCTCGGCTTGGGGCAGGCGACCCCAGCATTATGAGTGCTACCAGCAAACGTAACCGGTTGATTTTATTGTAGCCGAAAGCATTGCCCTCGCCCACATTTGTCTATTTGCGCGCATCCGTGGCTATGGTGTGGCCGCAAAATGCCCACAGTCACCTCGCCAGCCTTTGCAGAAGTGGATCTTCAAGGTTTTCTCCTTACTTAATCTTTGCAGCAGCAATGAACAGCTCATCCAGCTGCTCAGGCGTCAGATCCAGCTGAGCGCCGACATAATCAACGAACGCCGACCTGCTCCAACCGCTCGCATGGAAGCACAGCGTATGGATGCCCAGCGGCTGCGACACCTGCCGAAAGTGGTGTGACCCAGCGAGAGTGCTGCATTCAGAGAGCAAGGATTGCTGAGGGGCTGGGCCCCTCAGACTTTTTTCACTGCAAGAGCGCTTTGATACCTTCCAAGACTTCAGCTGCCAGCGCCCGATCAACGATGGCCGCACTTTCCGGTGAGTAAATCGTAACGGAGAGCCGCTGCTACACGGCCCCAATCAAGCAATCGTTATTGGCTTGAACCTGGGATTCTCTAAGCTTTCCCCCAAAAAAACTTACTCCCCTCATACTTCTCGAACGGGACTCTCACCAGGTCCAGCCGGCCTCAGCTTCTAGCAGGGTATCGAACCAAGTGAACACGGCCTCCAGTGCTGCGCGCGCTTTTGACCCAAAGACGAAAGACGAGTGCAGCGGCAAGAGCAAGAGAGAGAAAAAGTGGCCAGCAACTTCGTGCATGCACTTGGGCTGCGCACGAAGCATGCCTGGATACCAGTCACTAACTTAAGGTTTAGACGCTTTTTAAGCGCTGCCAGGTGGGCTAGACCTTCCACCAATCGGCGTTATCGATTGCGCCGGCCGTTATTGGCTCACCAGCACGCCAGTAACTGAATGCTGAATCTAAGCCGGCCGGAGCACTGGGCCACGACCACCCATACCCGCCTCGCCACTCATAGCTATCCCCTGCTTGAATGACAGCGGTTCCCCCGCCACCAACAATGCTCTGGTATAGCTTGGTATTAAATCGAAACCACCGCAGCGGATTATACCGTCCATCTCCAGCCCCAAAATCACGATCCAACCAAACAACAAATTGCCCAACGGTAGGGGATAAAAAGACAGCTGCCCACGCTTCAGGATACTCAGATGCCAGCCCCGATTCGCCATCTTGTGCAGCGGTCGCGTCAAAGGGCGCTCTGGCGTCGCGCCCTCCGTAGAACATATACGTGCTACTACCCAAGTATGGCGAGGTGGTAGCCTGGAGCGCGTTGTCGGTATTGACAACTATATCCTCAAGCGCATGACGTTTTGCCGTCACCGTAACTCCGCCTGGGCGGAAAATGAGCTTAAAAGTTTCGCGCAAAACGTATCTGTTGAGGGATATGGTGTTGTACCCCATGAGCTCATTTATGACCGTAACCATTACCCCAGAGGCAGCCCCAGCCCCATCTTGGGTTACAGGGGAGCCCTCCGGTGCTATCGAATAGAACACGTTTCGAGCGGTCTGCGCTCCTCCATAGTTGCCGTCAGAGCCATGGTTGCCGCCAGTATATATAATTGAACCTCCATCCCCGTTATTGGCGGCGCTAACGATCATTGGAGATAACCAGTCGGTCGTAAATTCCTGCACTATGATCCAGTCAAAGCCATCTTCAGATTGCTCAATTTTCTTGAAATTCGGCAGACTATTAAACCCGTTCGGCCCAAATGTAATTCGATAATAATGACCGTTCGACTTGTATTGCGCGATCAGATCATCGCCGCTCTTCTCCCAAAAGACAAGAGAGTCATGGGGGGAATTGGGGTCGCTACGAGCCGACCTGTAGCGCGTTGGATCGATTACCCATGACCACCCCGGAAAGCCTTCATTGGCAATGATAGGAGTTCCGTCAGCAGGCAATTTCTCTGCATTGACGGTTAGTTTTATTTCAATGGTAGGGCGCTGACTAGGCACCAATCGAATCGTTTGTATTCCGCCGCTTCGGTCAATCAATTCATCTCTCTGATCTGCGCTTTCGATCAGTACGTCGTCAGCACTGCTAAGGGTAACTGCATCCCGCTCAATGATATACCAACCGTACCCAGGCGCTCCGCCCAACTCCGCTCCATTCTGATAGTATCGAAGAACGTACACCTTTCCTGGGACCGCACCAATGACCTCTGCATCGAGAATCAGGTCAGACCATTCCACTCTCTCCGGCGTCGTCGTTCCATCTACCGTCATTTGCTTAAGCGGGTAAGGCTTTCCTTCGTTGATTCTCAGCGCATCCAGTGCAGGGTCAGCAAGGGCATCAGCTATAGCCTGGCTGCGATCGGCCTGTACCTCGTCCTCAAATGCCAGCCTCCGCCACCCGCCCCAAGCGGTGAAGTCCCTGGTACGAACCCAAACTGCAGGATTGTTTCTGCCTTGATTGATGGCAATCTGATGTCTCACCCCCCCGCGCTCAATATGAAGAATGGCGGGCGCGGCTGTTTCAGAAGGCTTATTCAGCGTCGAGCTGTCGCCTCGATAAAACCCGCTTTTGCTAATAGCATCAAAATCACTTTCCAGCCCAGCCCAGCCGATCAATTTTTCAACGGAACCCGCGCTGGGGTAGCTCTCTATTTCGACGGCGGAACCGGCATTATTTTTATATAGAATTAGATACTCGTCTGCAGAGGCAGATGGCACGCTGAAGTATTGCCCATCTGTTGTTGCGGCTATGCCGCTGGCTGCATCTTCGTATACTCCCGCTGATAGCTGAGCAGCATCTTTTGCCGCCTCGGAACGATCAGCCTCTGCTTTCGCATCATAGTATGCGTCAATGGCTAGCTGGGCCCCGTCAAAGACTTGCTCCATCCCTCTGAGAGTCAGCCGACGTTTTCCAAGCCGGTCAATAAACACGCTTTCATCACTGTTGACGGCCTCATCGAGCTGCTCCGCGTTATCAGAAAAGTCGCGAGGATCAGCGGAACCAACAGGGTTTCCGGTGTTGTACTTGGTCATGCTTTTCTCCAAGGCATAAAAAACCCGCCTAGTGGCGGGTCGTTTGGGGATTAGTCTGCTTTAAGCTGGGGCGTTGTCGTCGTCGGCATACACGCGGGCGTCGTAGTTTGTGGCGCTCACGCTAACCGAGCCCGGGCCTTGCGGGTCAATATTGGAAATGAGTGCCGGAAAACACCAGCGCTCGGTGGTGCCGAAATATACATGCGTCGGCTCACGATCGGGCGGCAGCACGGCAGGCCACGGCTCTGGAATCGATACCAAGGCGGTGAATTCATCCGGGCCTTCGGTGCAGGGAAATGGTCCAACGGTGCTGCCGTCTTCGGCACGGTAGGCGATCACATGGTTCTTTCCGGCTTCAAACTCCATGGGCTCGGACACGGTAATGCGGTCAGCGCTGATAGACTCAAGGATGGCAACCTTGCCATAGCCCGGAATGTCATCCAGCAAAGGCACGTATGACAGGTATTGGCTGTTGAGAGCGTCCAGCTCGGTGTTAAAGGTGTACGTCCATCGCCGATACCGTTGCGCCCTGCGCCGCCTCATTCCGATACGCCATGCTCGGGTTCGGTCGGTCACGCCATCAAGTTTGATCTTGTCCACCTTGATCTGCTGATCGCCAGGCAGAGTGCACATGACCGTCTCGGTTGTCCATGTGTCCGCGTTGGTGTACTCCACTTCCACGCCATCCGCCTCGTCCGGCTGCCTGCCGCTGAACTGCCGGCGCAAAGGCGCGGTCATATTCTCCGGGCTGTAGCCGTCTTCGAGTTGCGTGCGGGGCTCATCTCTGACCGGCGTGATGACTCCGTTATCCAGCGTCACGTCTGCAAATCCGGCGCGCAACATCATCTTCATGGCGTCCAGCGCGGTGCCGTCGTTAATGACAAAATCAAAAGTGTCACCACGCGCCTGCCAGATGCCGTCCAGCCGCTCAAGCTCGCTGATGTTGATCTGGTCATCGCCGTAACCCAAGGAGCGTGCCACGTAAGCCGTGGCGTCAGCAATGGAGCGGGTGGTTGCCGGGGCTCCGCCTGCGACGGGCGGCAGCTTTCGGGTGGCAACGATGTTGATCTGGTTGTTGGACTGGCTGCCGATCTGGTCAGTGCCTTCCAGCGTCACGGCCATGGTGGTCACGCCGGCGTAGCTGGTGACCGTGGGCAGTCTGGCTTTTAGGCCAAGCCATTCGATGCGGTCAAGGTCGGCAATCTCGTTGCTTTCCGCTTGCACGCGCCGCACCCGCACTTCAGGCCGGATGGCGCTGCCGAGGCTCAGGCGGTACGTAAAGCCAAGCTGGTCTCGGGTGGCGTTGTCGATGGTGTAAGTTTGGCTGTTCCAGGCGGTCGTGCCAATTTCGCGCCATTGCACTTCGACCTGCCGTTTTGTGTCAAAACTGACCACGGTATCCTCGTCGATCTTGCCCTGGCCCTGAGGCAAGAAGAAATCAACTTCGATAGTGTCGGTGGTCTCGCCAGAAGGGCAGGCGGCGAACGGGCCGGCCCAGCCCTCATTGGCGGAGCGCTGGTCTAGCAGTACGTCATAATAACCGGTCTCGGTGGAAAAGCCGGGCCACCCGGTATCTACGGCTCCATCTAAAAATCGCGTCACGGTAAAGCCGCGTACCAACTCAGGGTTACCGGGGTCATAGATTTTCGAGTCAATCCGATAGGCGCGGTCGGTCAGCGACGAAAAGATCAGGTAGGTGCCTGTGGGCCAGCCTTGCACGGTTGTGCCGCCCTGACTGATTGTGATGTCATTGCCGTCCACCGACTCCACCAGAAAGACGCCGTTGGCCTGCGTCAGATCGTCAGACCGTAGCCGAATGTTGTCTCCCACTTGCGTCACGCCCCAACTGGCGGTTAGCACGGTGTCGCCGTTGCTGTCGGTGCTGACGTCGGTCGATTGCCCCCCCGATATGTAGATAAAGTCGCCCACCCCCCAATCGCCGGGGAATGTCACAAACGATAGGCTGGTTTCGATAGTGTTGCCGCTCAGGTCAATGGACTCCCCGAATAGCCCCGCGCTCAAGCTCTCACCACGATACAGCCGAATGCCCGCAGAGCTGGTCGTGCCGCCCACCTCCGGCGCGGTGTACCAATTTTGATGGCACTGGTTGCCCGCCACATACGCGCCGGGCTCAAAAATGGCGTAGTTGACTGCGCTGGATAGCTGGCCAAACGGTGTCTCGCCAATGCGGATGCTATCCGCTTCGATGCTGTAGCTGCCCACGCCCACGGACAGCATCAAATCAAGGCACTGAGTCCGTGCGTCTTTGTAGTACCTCCGTGGCTGGTTGACGTAATCCGGATACCGGATATACCGGCCAAAGAGTTCCGGAATACCCTGGCCTAGTCGGGCGGTGTTGGCGCGGGCGTCTGCGGGAGTGATGCGGGAACCTTGTTGGCCCATGCTGCTGTCCGAGGCCGACGGGATGGCTGGCATGATGGCGTCGATAGCCGCCTGACCTGCCGCGATGGAGCCGCCCCAAAATGGCAGGACCACACCGAGGGCGTCACCAACGCTTCCGCCCCTCGGCGCGGGCCGAAACTCCGCCACGTCCCGCTCGCCAATGACCGTATCGGCCCAGTCTTCCGGCTTGACGATAGCGCCGTTAATCATGCAGCTAATCGGCTGGATAGAGCTGCGCTGATAGCCTTCGGCGCGCGATGATACCCACGCCTCAACCGTCATGCCGTGGTCGTCGTAGACCTCGACAGGCTCACCCGGCATGATGCTTTCATAGACCTTAATCGTCATAGTAGACAACCTTCAAAAATCGCCGCTCGAATGCCTGCAGGTGTACCAGTCTGGGGCCGTGCTTGCCGTGCCCTGGTTCGTCGGTTTCCAAGATCATTGGCCGCCCGTCCACCTCAACCACAATCGCAATATGAGTGCACAGCCTGCCCCGATAGCAGCAGGCAATCGCGCCGGGGTGCGGTCGGCACTCCTGATAGTTGCGGGACTCGGCCAGCATGGCGCGGGTTAGCGCCTTCTTGTCTGAGCCTTCGACCGCCCCGTGCTCCGGCATCCACGCCTTGCCAAACAAATGCACCCGCGCCAGCCGCACCAAGCCATAACAATCCGCGCCGGTTGGCAGTCTGCCGTTGGGCGCATACGGCACTTGGAGAAGGTCGTCTAGGGTCATAGGTAGCGCAACCCCGGAAACTCGCTTGCCAGATACCGGCGACGAGGCCACGCGGTATTCAGCAAATCAAAGTAACCGGCTTCCACCATCACCATCATGCCCTCGAACGTACCGCCGCGCAGAATCATCTTGTACGGCTGCTTGGCCGGGGCTGAGAGGTCGCCAGAGAGAAACACGCGGTAATTGACCGGCACCTGTGCGTCTGATGCCAGCGCTGCGTCTATGGCCTTCTGCGCCTCGCCTGTGGCGTTGGCAATGGCAAAGGTGAGTATTTGCTGGCCGTTGGTGTTTTTGGGGGGCTCTTTGTACTCAAATGGCCCGGCCTTGAACGTCACCGTTTCGTTTGTTTCGAGTGTGGCGGTCAAATCTTCGTAGGCAGCCACCACCCGGATGGGCTCTTCCCCCGGCACCAGAATTTCCAGTGTCGGCAATATGACCTGATCTGATGGCGCGCTGGCGTAGACCGCTTCGATGATGCTCATGTTTCAGGCCACTCGCGGTTGATTGCCTGGTCGATGATGTCTGCACCCAGAACAAACTCCCTGCCGATCAAGTACCAGTCTTTGGGCAGTATTGGGCGCTTGCGGATTTCGACCTTGGCGGTGTAACGCCAATAATCCAGCCCAACCAGGGCAGGGCCGTCATACATCGCAGCAAACCGGCACTCGTAGAATTCCAGCCTGCCGACCGGAGTGGTCAGCGCGAGATTGAACCAGTCAGCACCGTCTGTGATGTCGTACGCAAACCATGCCTCGAATATCTGGGCCTGTGCGTTGGTCAGCAACCATTGAAGCTCTACGCTGCTCGGTACGCTGGTGAACGCTCTACGTTGCCGCGCTCTGCCGGTGGACATCTCCGTACGCATGAAGGGGCTGGCGTGCTGAATCGCGTAGCCTGAGCGCTGGGGTGTCGGCAGTTCAGCCGGGTAATCGATGTTCGCCATTATCGGCCCTGCCTTTTAAGCCCGTAGGTGGATTGGATCGTGCGCGACATCGGCCCGCCCGTAGACATATCAGCGATGAAGATATCGATCACGCGATTACCCTGGCTGTCGGTGCTTTCTTCGGTTCGGGTGCCTGCTGGTGCGTTGTTCACGTTAACCACAGTTCCGCTTCCGCCCTGCCCAATCCGGCTCAAGGTGGCGTCCAGCTTGGCGCTGGTTTCGGAGGTTAGAACGCGCTCACCTTTATCCAATAGCCAGGTGCCTTCCTTGGGCACACTGTCGATGCCGTCGTGGGCCATGCCGACGACGGCTAGTGTGCTGGATAGGGCGGTAGTGCTGGTTAATGCGGCTGCGGCTGGTACTGCGTTACCGCCCATGGTTGCCAGCGAGGCCATAGCGGCAGCTGGTGCCCATGCGGCACTTGCAGCGGCTGCTTGCGCTACTGTTGTGGCGGTGGCTGATGTACCCATAATGGCCTGAACGGCTTGCAGTGCCAGCCACTGAGCCGCCATCTGGCCAATAGCATTGACCACCGAGCGGAGGATGGTTTCGCCAATCCCTTTCAGTGCATCGTCCAGGGACTCGGCGTCAAAGATCACCGATTCGAAGGCGTTGCCGAACCCGGTGGTGAAGTTGTCGATGACGGTCTTGCTGAGCTCATCGAAGTTCTGCAGGTTTTCACTGGCCGATTCAATCCAGCGCTCCCAATATCCGGCCTCGACTTCTTCGCGCTGCGCCAGATTTTCCTTCGTGAGCGCGGTGATCGACTCGATCTTTTGCTGCTCGTTCTGGAACTTGAGGTTGTCCGCCTCCATCTTGCTGAGCGCGTCAGCTTCATAGAGGGCCTGGATTTCCTCGTTGCGCTCGCCGTAGACGCGGAGGATGGTCTGCTTTTCGGTTTCGAAGGCTTGGCGGATGGTTGCCAGTCGGCTCTGGAGATCGCTTTCGAGGTCGCTGGCTGAGGAGCCGTTTGAGCCGGCCCCGCCGCCACCTCGATTATTTCCGCTTGGCGGAAGATCTATCGTATCTACGCCTGTGCCGGAACCATTGGCCCCATTCCGGGCGGACTGATTCTTCCTCGCGTTGTCTATCAGCTGAGAGACTGCTTCATATTCAGCCTTTATGCGCCGCAGTCTTTCTTCTTCTACTTTGAGAACTTCCGGGGGGATCAGGCCCGGTGTCTGACGCAAGTTTTTAAGGCGTTCTTCCTGGCCCTCCATTGCCTCGTTTAGATCCTGGAGTTTTTCAGTCAGGCGCGGGATGTCATCGGCGGCGGGGCCATGAACAAACGCCGCCAGCTCCTCGGCCAAAAACTGCGTAACCTTTACCGCGCCGTCTATTGCCTTGATCACGAAATTCATGGAAGTGACAACGGCCCCACCGAGGGCGCGCGCGGATTCCAAGGTGCTTTCATCACTCAGAATATCAATGAGATCGTTGATCGCCGGCAACGCAGCCATCACGACCTCGTTCTTCATCCCGGTGGCGGCTCCGGTCAGCTCGTCCATGCCGCGCCGGATCGATTCCAACTGCTCGAAATCCATATCCGAGAAGACGTTGCCGGTGCGCTCGGCTTCGTCGCCAAGGGCCTTCATCTCCTTGCCGTTGTCGCGCAGCAGTGGGATCAGGGCGGTGGCGTCTGACGCAATGGTCTCCATGTAGAACGTCATGTCTTTCTGACTGACGCCCGCCTCTTCCAGACTGGACACGTAAAGCTGCAACGCTTCCGGGCCGGATAGTCGCGCAAACTGGTCAGCCGTCACCCCAACTTTCGGGGCGATATTTTCGAAGAAGTCCGCCATCGGGCCGCCACCGGTCTGGATGAAATCACCGATGCGGTCGTTGGTGTCCTTCAGAATGTCCGCAACTTTATCCTGCTCGATGCCGTAACGCTTCGCGGCATAGGTGAGCTTTTGAAATTGCTGCGGAGTGGCGCCGGCCAGGGCCGACAGGTTTTTAACCTCGCGGGCACCCTCTGCGGTTGACGCAACCAGTGCGGCCATGCCGCTGACGGCTGCAGCGGTGCCAACAGTCAGCGCCGCGCCGATCTGGTTGGAGTAACGCTCAATCTGCTTGGCTGTCTTCTGAGACTTGCGGGCAGCCTTGTCCATGCCCTGCTCGAATCCGCTTACCTTCGCAATGAGGTCGAGCGTTAATGTACCCAGCGACTTACGGGCCATGCGTTTCTCCAGGCAATAAAAAACCCGCCAGCGTGGGCGGGTTATTTGCGTGTTTCTATCTCGCGGTCAGTCAGACCAACTGGTCACTATGCCGTCTTCGGTGTAGACGTATGTGGCTTCGCAGTGGCGGCATTTTCTGTAAACCCACTGCGCATCGTTGCCCCATTGTCCGACGTACCTGTTGATGTCGCCAAACGGCGTTGGCAGTCCCCAAGAGCATACGAGGGCTGCGGCGCTCATCCCAGCGTGGATTCGATTCCCGTCGATCATTTGCCATTCGGCATCAGGGAAGCCAACCCGGGAATTAATCTCAGTGCGCAGCGCGTCAGACGGATTACTGTAGTAGAAGTGACAAAGCTCCATGGTCGTATGCTCTGCCAGTGACTTTGTTGGCTGCGTTGGCATTCCTACCGTCGCGCAGCCACTCAAGATTACGCACAGAGCCAGAAATAAGCGCTTCATAATCAGTCCCTTCCAGAAGTTGAGACTGCAGTTTAACAACCTATTTCCAGGTTTCCATCGCCTGTTCTAGGGATAGTTGCGGCTCTTCATGGTGCGGGGCGAAATCGTAGAAGCTGGCCGAGGGGCTGTCTTTCTTCCGGTGAATGTTGGCCAGCACCGTCGCGACCAGGGCCCCGGCCCGCTCGGTCCGCATTCCCGGGTGGAGGCTGCCCCGCTTGCGCCGGTACTCGACCCAATCCAGAAACTCGACATAGCTCAGGTTCTGCTGAGCCTCGGCAATGGTGCGGCCTCCGATGCCGCACATCACCAATTCGTGCCAGAGTTCCTGTTCCTCGGTCAGCTCTCCGTCTTTTTTCCGTTCACCTCACCAATGACGCGCAGCAGCTCCATGGTGATCTCGCCGTTCAGCGGGCCGCGTTCCGGATCCGCCTCTCCGGTAATGTCCTCCGGCTTGAAGATCGGCTTGCCTTCCTTGTCGCAGATGGCCGATGCAATCCGGCCGGCCACGGCGTCAGACTTGGCGCTCAGAGACTTAATGTCCGAGACGGCGGTGTGGTACGACAACCGGCGCACGTAGACCGTGGCGGTCTTTTCCTCGTCGCCGTCCTTCAGGACAATCTCTTTCTCGACCGGGGCGCCGGTGAAGGCGCCCATGTCTTTGAGTGCATCAAGGGTCAAATCCATAATTACGCGGCCTTCTTGATCCAGCGGGCACCGCCGGTGCGGCGAATGCTGACCTCCGACTCAACTAGGGCGTTGGTCTGGAAGTCGAACGGGAAGTCAGAGATGTAGCCGCGCATAGTGAACCAGGTCCTGGAATTCGGTAGTACAAAACTGTAATCGCCCAGTGTCGCGGTCGCAGTTGCGCCAGTGCCATCACCGCCGATGGTTACCGTTGGCGCCGCGGTGTAACCGGTGCCCGGGTCAGTCACGGTAATATCGGTGACAGCTCCGCCAACTACCGTTGCGATACCCGTTGCAGTCCGGCCGTCAGCATCTTCAGGATCAGAGAATGTGACCGTAGTCGTGCCGCTTGAGTAGCCAGATCCGCCAGCATCAACAGCAACAGAGCCAACGCCCTGAGCAATACCCGGAGTTGCTTTGCCATCAGACCAGCCAACAACCCAGTCCATTGAAGGCGAGGGGTTCATTCGAGAAAGATTCCACATAGTCATGTGGCTGTCGTAGTCACCATCCGGGCGAATACCAAGAGACGCTGTGCCCGGGTTACGCATGCCGGCAACATATTCCATTTCGTTGCTATCCAGACAGGTGTCGTCCAGCTCGCCTGCCGGATCGCCGCCAGGGTTAAAGCTGGTCGCGCAATCGACCTTGACGACTTCCGGAGTCTGGCCGGAGGTGTTCAGAAAGAAAATGTGGGTGCCCTGTGTGAGCTTGCTCATGGTTCAATCCTCTCGCGGGTTTCAATAAAAAACCCGCTCGGCGGCGGGTTGTTCGGGTGGTTGGTGTTTCATTTATCGATGGACGTGCCACTCTACGTCGAATCCATATCGTCTGTGACCGGTGTCGGGATCGGTGCTCTCCCCGTTCCAGCCGACCACGTGAGCGTGGGGCTCGATCGAATCGCGCAGCGCAGCGGCTACCTGTCGGGCCTCACTGCCTCGCCCGGCGTAAACATCGATCTGGATGGTGTAGCTGTCGAGATCGGGCACCTGTCCCAGATAGTTCTCTGGCAAGCCGCTTATGGTTTGCCAAACCGCGTATGGCAGGGTGACCCCCTGCGGAGCCTGCCCAAACGGGAACAACCGCGTGGGGCCGGTGCCCAGCAGAGCGGTGACGGCTGAATCAGCTGCGCATACCTGGAAGATTGGCGGGGTCACTGCTTGCCCTCATTCATCAAATCCGAAATAAAAGCTTCAACTTCCTTGTTTTCTGGGTTGACGATGGTCACCTGGCCCTTTATTTGGTCGAGGTTCTTCACGTCTTCAACAAAGACCGACAGTCGAGCCATTACCACCCCATCAGGCATGATTTCGATATTGCAGCCAGTGACACCCTTAATTTCATGGCCGTCTTCGGTGTATATCTTTGTTCCCCGGCAAGCCTTCGGAGCTTTACCGGATGGCAAAACAATCTTGATGCTCATTTCACACCTGCCTTCTTCCTGGCTCGCTTGAGGGCGCGGTCGATCTTTTTGGTGTACTCGTTGGCGAATACGTCCACGGCTTGCTGTCCGGCCTGCTGCGGTACCGGGCGGAATATGGGCTGCGCGGGCGCATCCTCTGTGCCGAATTCCAGGAAACGCCAATAGAAGGTATCACCGCCGGGATTGCCGGAGCTGCCGTCCGTCCGGTATGTCTGTCCAGCCCGACCCTTCCGGACATTCTCCCTGGTGTTGGCATACTGGCGGGCACCGCCAAGAACACCCACTCGGAACATCATGTTGCCGGTCTTTCTGAAAGTTCGACCCGACCAGCGCTCGACAATGTTCGCAGCTATATTTTCTGACGTTCGAGGGTCATCGACGCGCTCAGCATTTGACCGCGCCTGGTCCCGGAGAACCTGGGCAGCTCGGCGAAGGGCAAAGCGGCCACCCTTGCGCTTGAGATCGTATTCGAGGCCGTCCAGCTTGCCGAGCAGTTCAGGCAGTCCGTTGAACTCATAGTTCACGCCGTCAGCCGCCATCGTTAACGCCTTCGCTGTAGGGTAGGGTCAGCCACTCCTGGCCGCTCTCGTTGTCCTCCAGCACGCCTTCGATGTTATAGATCTTGCCCATGTGGACAATGCGTATGGTGGCGTCCAAATCGGAGCGGTAACGGATCACAAATTCGCCGCTGATCTCGGATTGGCCAGCCTGGGATTGCTTGAACTCTCGGGCGCTGGAGGCGCGCTTTTGAGCCCAGACGGTGGCCACGGTTGCCCAGCCTGGGACCATTTCGCCCGTTGTCGGGTCTTGAACGGTGTCCGGCTTCTCAATGGTGACGCGGTGGCGGAGCTTCCCGGGATACAGCGGCATCAGTAGACCCAACCCTTGCGGTTGAGAGAGATTAGCGATTCGGCAGCCATCGGGATCTCAGTTGCGATTGTTCCTAGGTTCACGGCTGAGCGGTTGGTATACCAATGCGTGACGATCAGGCGGACAATCTGCCGGATTGTCTCTGGCACATCGGTTTCCGAAGATCCAAAGCCGGCCTTAAAGGTGATTGTCAGCGCGTCCAGCCGATCGAACAGTTCCGGCCATTCAATGTCGTCCTTGGGAATGAGATAGGCCCAGTTCTCGTCTCCGTAGAGATGAAAGTCAGAGATAGTGAGGGTCTGCTCAACATTGTCCGAATCGAAGTAGCTGATAGCTTCAATAGACTGGACTGGAGTGACCGGAATATAGATCCTGCAATCGGAATCCGGCCCCCGCGTTGAAAGCTTCCAGGTCTGAGTGAGGAACGCTTTACCAAGAACTCCAGACGGTGCCTCGAGATACTCGGTCGCAGCCTGGATGAGAGGCTGAATCAGCGTGTCTTCGAAGTCGTGGTCCACGCGCAGATCAAGCTTTACATCACTCAGCGTTACAACAGGCTTTGAGGGCGGCACTGTCCTCGTCAGGATTTCGTCCTGCATTTTCTCGACCCTCTACCGCTGATTGATAGTTGCCGCGCCTATCACGACGCGGTGCGCTTGGACTGTTTTCGACGTGCTGGCTTTGCCGGCTGCTCGATTTTTTCTTCCGTTTCGGGCGGTTCCGACTTGTGCTGTCCGGCCTCCACGTATACCGCTACGTTTCGGCTTACAAAGTGATCTTCGGACGCGGGGGAGAGGTCATCCCTGACCTCATCCTTGGCGTAGGTGGTACGCTCCCGGTCCTGCACGGTGTAATCACGCAGGAATCGGATAGCCATTTACACCACCTCGTCAGCCTGGTTGTTGTCCGGCTTTTCGTAGCGCGCGTACGCGCCGATCACGGTGGCAGCTGTGTCACAGGCAGCGGTGCCGACAGTGATGGTCAACCGGATGTGAGTGAACCCGTTGGTCACATCGATATCATTCTGATTGATATCGATTGCGGCGGTTTTGTTGCTGGCAACGATCTGGGTGATTGCTTTGCCGGCGACGTCTTTGGCTCCGGTACCGGAGCTGTCCTGGGCTTGCTCAATCTTGGCGTCGACAGTGCCGGACGCGCCCAGCGCGCCAACGTTTACCAGCGCCATGAAGTTGAAATAATCCGCTACAGAGATCCAGCCGGTGGACTGAGCGCCCGCGGCCTGGTTGGACGGAGCGATGGCGACCACCAGCGGATTGCGGGTGGTCATCGGTACGTTTGAGTTCATGTCGAAACTCCTGCTTGGCAATGGGGAGTGCGGGGACCGCTGGCCCCGCAATGGTTAACGGTTAGTACGGGGCCTCAGCCCCGTCACTTAGAGCCAGAGGCTTACGCCCGCTCATCCAGAACGACGAAGTGAGACTTGCTGTTCGTGCCTTTCGCCGGGCTCACCGGTGCAGACAGGTAAGTCTGACCACCACAGCGGAAAGTCCAGCGGAACGCCTGGATGCCATAGTCGAAGTACAGGTGGATCGAGCTGTCGAACTTCACGCCGCCCTGCTTGGTCGGCATGTAGTAGCCCATCGGATCGATGAACTGCAGATCGCCCTTGTCACCCAGCGTGCTGGCGTGCTCGCTGAAGATGATCGGACGGCCCAGCAAGAAACCACCCGGGGCGTTCTGGAAGCCAGAGCTGGGCGGAGTCCATACGAGGTTGTCGCCGATCTTCAGCGTCATCAGTTGGGGCAGGATGTCGCTGTTGGCAATCCAGACGGCCCGGGGCAGGGAGGAGGGCAGCATGCGGCTGTACATCTTAGCCACGTTCTCAGCCAGGATGGTATCAGCAGCCTGAGAGCCTTCCTTCGCAACCGACACCAGGGCGCCACTGTTCATGTAGCCCAGGGGCTGGCCGCTACCGGAGCCGGTCATGATCGCTTCACTGCGCTTCCACTGGATGGCGCGGGCAGCGCCACGGGTTACCCGCTGGTTGAGACGTGGTGCGTCCTCGAGCAGCTCATCGGAAGCCAGAACAAACGCGTACAGCTTGTGCAGCTTCACGGCCCGGCCATCAGTTTCCAGTCGAGAAGGATCCATCTTCTGACCTTCCGCGGCCCAGCTGGCCTGGATGCCCTGGGCACCCCACGGAGTGCTTTCGTCCGCAAGCAGGTTTACCTGGTTGCTGGCAGTAGGCTCGTTGTCGACCATGCTGGCCAAGTCGTCCGTCTGAGACATCACCTCGATGATCTCATTGCGGAACTGAGGCGGAACCTCGTAACCGTCGGAACTGCCGTTCTCCTGATGGAAGTTGGACGGAGCGCCAAGGATATTCAGACGCTGGTCACGGTCACCGCCAGGCATGCAGGCACCCTGAACCGCCAGGGCAAAATCACCCAGACCGGAGAAGCCGGCGGTGGGGTCATCTTCGCGGTTGTCCCGTACGCGGGCCTGAGAGCCTGCAGCGTTCGGCTGAGACTGGCGGCCGGCGCTTGCCTCGAGATCGTCTACGGTATCGCCCACAGCGTTCAGCTTCTTCAGCCGATCGATGGAGGCGTTTACCTTTTCGATCTCGGTCATCTTGGCGTCGTACTGAGCCTCTTGCTCCTCGGTCAGATCGCCGCCGTTGTTTTTGTCCGCCTCGTCCAGGATGGCGGTCGCCTCTGTTTTGAGCGCCTTAAGACGCGCAATCAGTTCTTTGAGATTCATAATGATTCTCCAGATATCTACTCAGTTTCAGGTGAGGTAACCGTCTCGGCGGTTCAGCAGATCTGACTCGGCAGGTCTGCGGTTTCTGCTGCAAGTCGGCGGCGGGCATTGCTGGTTCTGCGCCCTGGCCGCACTTGAATCAAGCTTGAAAGGGTGGTTTCGCTGTTCTGGATCCCGTCGATAAGACCGAGCTCTACTGCCTCAGTGGCAAAGAACATCCGGCCATCGGCAACGGCATCAAACTGCTTTTGGCTCAGGCCCCGGCCGTTCATAACGGCTTGACGGAAATCATCAAAGTAGCCGTCCACAATCTTTTGGAACTCGGCTATTTGTGCTTCGGTGATCTCCGTACCCATCTCCCCGGCGCTCTTGAACTCACCGGTGTCGATCGGGATCGCTTTGATGCCCGCAGATTCGAAGGCCTTGCTGTAGTCGTAAAGGGTCATACGGACACCGATGGATCCAACCAGATCCATGCGGCCGGCGTAGATCTTCGTCGTCTGCGCAGCCACGTAATACGCCGCGGATGCGGCCATGCTGTCGACCTGGGAAATGATTGGCTTCTGCTCCTTGGCGAGGGCCACAGTGTCACCCAGTTCGGACAGTGCTGCGGTCGAGCCTCCCGGGGAATCAATCAACAGGACGATGTTTTCAACGCTGTCGTCTGCGACAGCTGCATTGATCGCCGCCCGGATGGCCAGAGTCGAGCTCATTCCAAGCCAGCGGGTAAACCAGTTTTCGGCTTTTACCATCGGGCCCGTAATCGGAATGATGGCCGTGTTACCACGTCGAGTGACCGGAAGACCTTCCCGCTCGGCATCGTCAGCCGGGCCCGCGCCGACGCGGATGGCCATCTGGATTTTGGCCTGCAGTTGGGCTACGGCCTGGGGGTGCATCAGCCAGAGCATGTCTGAGTTAAACATTGGGGTCTCCCATGAATTCGCGGAGGGTTGCGGATCGAGAGAGTCGCCACTCTGCCAGCAGATCCATTGTGTCCTGGTAGTCGTTGATCGCTTTGCAGGAGTCGAGGATATAGGCGCGAGCCTTTGCCTCGAGATCCTGAATGCCGTCAAAGCTGGCCACACCGCTGAATGCTTCCACCAGGTGCTGAGCATGGGCGTCGTAAAAGTCCGCCAGCTTTGAGGCGTCAATGCCTTTGTCGGCCATCCTGGAAAGGGCGTTGATCTCTTTTCGCACCATCCGACTGGCGGGATCTTCCCAGAGCGCAGAGGTTGCACGACGATCCGAAGCCCGGGCGTTCGCCTCAGTGCCGCCTTCCTCGATAGCGCGGTCTACGCTCATCATGTTGGCCTGCACGAGGCGAAGCTTGCCGTGGCCATCCGGCAGGGGGTTCATGTCCTCGCGGGAGCGGACCTCGTCAATATCGAAAACACCGCGGTCCAGCATCGCGGTGTAGAACTCTTTTCGGGCAGCGGTATCGCCACGAAGCAGGGCATTGAGGTTGATCTTCGTGAATAGCTGGACTTCATCCTCTTCGAACAACTTGAAGTCTGCTTCCTGCTCAAGCCGGGTCGACCAGGGCACAACCACATCAGTAACAAACTCGATGTTTTGAGACTCGATGTTGTTGTGAGTGGCCCGGTCAAGCTCCGCCAGCTTATGGGGCGGAACACGAAACCAGCGGCACATGTCCAAAGTCTGGAATCGCCGTGTCTCGAGGAATTGGGCATCCTCGGGAGGAATACCAATCTCCTGGTACTTCAGGCCCGCGTCCAGGTAGTGGACCTTGTGGCTGTTGGCGGCGCCCCGGTGCTTCTTGTTAAACGAGGAAAGCAGGTTCTTAACGGCTGGGCCGCTGAGATCCCCGCTTCCCGCTTCCTTGGTGATGACACCGCCCGGGACCGCGCCGTTACCGAAGAAAGCGGAGCCGAATTGTTCAGTGGCGATACCCAGGCTAATGGCCTGCTTGGCCTGACTGACTACGGAGTAGCCTTTAAGCCCATCGAAGGCGAGGCCGGGCAGGTGAAACATATCCCGGGCAGCAATTTCGCTGTCATCTGCCTGGTCGTTTGTGACCTTGTAAATAATCCGGCCACGCTCATCTCGATCAGGTGTCACACGATCGGGCGTGATGATCCAAAGAGCGATAGGCTCGCCGATGCGGTTGCGCTCGATTTCGGCGTAACCATTGCCCCAGGTCAACGCATGGGCAATGATTGTTTCCTTGAACCGAAACGGAGGCGTTTCCGGGTTGGGGCGACGATGAAGAAGGCGGTAGACCGGATGATCAATAACCCTTTCGCGCATTTCTCCGTTGCGCTCGTAGACACCCCAGGGCAAGGAAGCGATGGTCTCGGAGATAACCCGGACGCAGGCCCATAAGGGGCCGTAGGTCATGGCCTCATGTTCGTCGACACGAACGCCCGCAACCGGTGGCCGGAACAGAGACATGGCGCCACCGGACTGTCCGGGCATGGCCGGGGCCGTCTGGCGCTTTGCGAAAACGTCAAAGATCATGCGCTACGAACCACGCTGATTCCGGTGAACACAAAGGCAACGCCAATAGCGATAAGGCCCCATTCCGCTCCGAATTTGAGCCACACACCCGCGGTGCCGGAGCCGATACCGGCCAGGATGAATGCATCGCCGATGAGTGCCCTCATAGCTCGGTTTCCTCGTAGATGGATTTCACTTGTTTGGCGCCGCTCAGGGCCTGACCAATAGCCATGATTAACGCCACGGCTCCGTCGATCTTGTTCTCTTCGCCTTCCTTGATCGGTCGCACCACATCGTCGTTGCCAGGGATATATTTCCCAACGACGTTGCTGATACACCAGGTCATGATCGGGTTCCCGTCATGGTGAAAGCGACCGGACTCGATGGCGGCCTCGAGCTCGATCATCGGATCGCTCAGGTTGGTGTAGTTTTGCTGGATCGTGATCGGGTTCAGTCCCTCGTCATCCAGCTGGTGAGAGAGGTTTGTCGCACCGTGGGGATCCAATGGTGAGCAGATAACCGGGCTGACGTGGTTCGCCTGGATGGCTTCACTCAGGATTTCCCGGTAATCGACTTCGGCGCCATGGGTGGCGAATAGGTGACCGCTGTTTACAAACTTCTGGTACCGCTCAGCACGGCGCTTGTTGTCTTCGTCGTACACCGTGTCTTCCGGAACCCAGAACCTCGGGGAAACGCAATAGTAATGGCGCTTCCCTTCAACTTCCCTGCAATAGAGTCGGGCCATGGCGTTGAGGTCGAGCTTCCGGGCCAGATCGAGCCCGAGAATGCACTCCTGATCCTCGAACTGTTCCAGGGAGAGCGTTGAGTCCTCGCACTTCCGCCAGCTTTCCATGTTGAAAAAGGCGGATTTTGCCGATACCCACACGTTCAGGTGCTTGGTTTTGAACGTGTTGGTGAACCGCGGATTGTTGATTGCGCGGCGCTGCTGGCTTTCCAGGTAGTCCCGATAGACCGAAACTCCGATATTCGGGTTGGCCTTGGCAAGGACCGCCGGGTCGGTCCAGTCGTCTTTTTCGTCGATGGTGTAGATGATCCCGAAAAGCTCTTCGTCCGGGGTCACTCCCTCAAGCATTTCGATCACCTGCCGGCGCTTGTCGTAGCAAGGGCCTTCGATATTCTTGCCAGCCGTGGTGATGATGAACATCAGCGGCTGCTTTCGGGCGCCCATGCCGGTCATCATCGTTTCGTACAGCGACTCTGTCGGGTGTTCGTGGTATTCGTCGACAATGGCCAGTGACGGGCTTGCACCATCCCCTGGGTTACCGATGATCGGCTCAAAGCGAGAGCCATCAGCCGGGCGGTTCAGGTTCGATGCGTTGATCTCGATGCCAGCGGCATCCACCAGCATCGGTGAACGCTTGACCATCAACCGGGCCGGTCGGAATACCTCCCAGGCCTGCTTTTCTGTCGTCGCACCGCTGTAAACTTCTGCGCCGTATTCTCGGTCACCGCAGAAGCCGACCACGCCAACGCCGGCGCCAATCACCGATTTCCCGTTTTTCCTGGGAATCTCCCAATAGGACTCCCGGAATCGGCGGGTCTTGTCCTTCTTCCGGAGCCAGCCGAAAGTGCACATCAGGCCGAATATCTGCCATGGCTCGAGGGTAATCAGCTGTCGCTTGAAGCCCCATTCGCCCTTCGTGTGCGGCAGCTGCTGGATCAGCGCTATGCGGCGCTCGGCCTCTGCTTGGTCAAAATTGAACGGGTAGGTCTTCTTCCGGCTTTCGGTCAGGTCATCGAGGTGTCTTTGACACGCCAGCTGCACATATCGGCAGGCGATCGCCTTGCCTTTCACCACGTCCCGAGCCCACTTGAGACCTTTGGCACAGTTCGGAAACTTGGCGGTCATAACAGAGAGCTGTACGGGTTCGACTTGGGTGTTCCGGATCCGCCAGTGAGGCGCGATCGGCTGGCCGGATCCAGGCCAAGCAGCGAGCCAAAGGTGGCCATCTGCCGGGACGCTTCGTTGATGATCGTGGCTGCCGGGTTCTTGACCGGGCCGCCTGTTGCACCTTCAACCACCAGTCCCTGGGTATTCAGCTCTACTCGAGCACGGCGCCAACGACCGTAGGCATCACAGAACAATTCCAGATTGTGGAGGTCCCCCATGGTCAACACTTTCTGCTGACACAGCAGCGGAGCAACCCGCTCCCACATCTGCGCTGCATGCTCGTCGTCGTGGAGGTATTCCGGTGGCTCGATGTTCGTCGGTTCATCGAACTCCGGCTCGCTCTTATTGAGCTGTCGTTTGCCTGGGTTTCCGGCCGCCTTCTTTCTGGCCGTGGGTTTTGGCTTGCGGCCGCGGCCCGGTGCTACCGCCTTGCCGCTCATCCATTTTCCTCTCGCTGATCGATATCCTGTTTCGCCCGGATTTAATTTTTAAATTCGCGGGCATAAAAAAACGAT